AGGCTGATCATGAAAACCGTTGAAATCATCAAGCCCATCCTGGTGGGTGAAGTGTGGCACCGTACAGGTCAAGTTGCGCTCAGCGATGATCAAGCCGATGAATACGAGCGAGTGGGCTGGGTTGACATCGTCAGCCACGATGGCCAGCCTGTTGTGTGGGCTGCGTGCTGCGCGGATGGTGGCCATGCGCACGAATGACGCGCCGTTCGGATGGCGGCCCGCCTTGGCGCGCGCAGCGATCATCGCAGCCACTGCTGCGGCCCTGGTGCTGGGCACTGCCCACGCCCAGCAGCTCGATTGCAGTCCCTCTGACCCCTTTGCGATATCTTTTCGCCAGAACCCTCTCGGTACATGGGCTGCCTGGATGTGCGGCAAGCGTATCAATATAGTTGCTTGCCGCACAGACCACTGTACGGAAGAGGTCGCTAACGCAGCTTCCTGGGTGTGGGGCAGAGGACTTAAATTGCAGGATGCCAACTCCGCGCTCAGGAAGTATAAAGCTGGCGGCATCTGTGACCCACAGGTCTACGCCGTTTGGTGGCATGACAAGTGGAAGTTGCAGCAAGACTTCTCCCTGTCCAATGACTACATGAAAACAATCTGCCCGTAAGGCCTATCATGGACAATCAAGACACCGTTGTGAGCCCTTCTGTCAAGACGTGGTTGGATGAGATCCAGCAAGCGCAGAAGCGGGAGAAGGATTTCCGTAAGGAAGGCTCTCGCATCACTGCATTGTTCGAGGCAGAGAAGAAGGCCGAGTATCAGTTCAACATCCTGTACTCGAACACGGAAACGCTCGCCCCGGCTCTGTACAACAGCACGCCCCGTCCTGTAGTGCAGCGGCGCTTCAAGGATCCCGACCCCCTCGGAGGTCTGGCTTCCAAGGCAACGCAGCGCACGTTGGAGTACCTGCTCGATGACGGCATGGCTACCTATGCCACCTTCGATGAGCTGATGAAATCCGCCGTCCTGGAAGCCCTCGTTCCCGGGCGTGGCGTGACTTGGTTCAAGTACGATGCCAGCTTCGAAACGGTCAGGGAACAGGCAGCGGAAAATGCGGAAACGGCTGCTACTGGCGTCGATACCGAGTCCGCTGAACCCCCCGGCTATGAGAGCGTCGAAGGCGAGCAGGTCTGTGGCGAGGAGGTCCCCTGGGATCGCTTCCTACACGGCTATGCGAAGAAGTGGAAGGACGTCCCCTGGGTGTCCCGCGAGCACTTCATGGACAAGGAAGAGGTCGAAAAGAACTTCGGCGCAGCTATCGCAGCTCGGGTTGAGTTCGCCTCCCTGCAGGAAAATTCCTCCGGCGATGAAGGCAACAGTAACCGCGACAAGGCCGGTATGGCCAACGTCAAAGTCGCCCCTGTCTATGAGATCTGGGACAAGGCCACGAAAAAGGTCTACTTCGCCTCCCCGAACTTCCAGGACGACTTCCTCAAGCCCCCTGTCGATGACCCTCTCGGCCTGTCCGGCTTCTTCCCCTGCCCGAAGCCCCTGACCTTTGTTCAAAAGATCACTTCCCTGACCCCAGTCCCCCTCTACGCTATGTACGAGGAGCAGGCCAAGGAACTGAACAAAGTCACCGTTCGCATCAATAAACTCATCGCGGCACTGAAGGTCCGCGGTATGTATGACGGCAGTGTCGATGGTATCGACAAGGTCCTGGAAGCTGACGACAATACCCTCATCCCGGCTCAAAATGTCGCCGCCCTGTACGGTTCTGGCGGTGGCGGTGGGCTGGACAAGTCCGTCTGGCTGTTTCCGATCAAGGACATCATCCCTGTCCTGCAGCAGCTCTACCTCCAGCGCAATCAAGTCAAACAGACGATCTACGAGATCACTGGCATCGCCGACATCATGCGTGGGAGTTCTCAAGCCAGCGAAACGCTCGGTGCGCAGGAGCTGAAAAACCAATGGGGCACCCTGCGGTTGAAACGCGCCCAAAAGGAGGTTGCCCGCTACGCCCGTGATTCCCTGCGGATCATGACGGAAATCGCCATGAGCAAGCTGCATCCGCAGACACTCCAGGGTATGACGGGGCTGCCGATTCCCACTGGTGATCAAAAGCAGCAGATCCAGATGCAGGCTATGCAATTGCAGCAAGCCGGGCAACCTGTGCCACCGGAACTGGCAAAAGTCCTCTCCGGCCCGTCTTGGTCTGATATCCTGGCCCTGCTGAAAAACGATCTCCAGCGCAGCTATCGCATCGACATTGAAACCAATTCGACTATCGACGCTGAAGCTACCGAAGACAAGAAGGACATCGGCGAACTCCTCAACGCCCTGGCACAGTTCCTCAACGGCATCGGCCCGCTGATTGAATCCGGCACCATGCCATTCGACGCTGCCAAGTCCATGATGATGGTGATTGTCCGTCGCTTCAAATTCGGCAACGAGGTAGAAGAGCAGATCAACGCCATGCAGCAACCGCAGCCGAAGCCTGACCCGAATGCCCAAAAGGCGCAGATGGAAATGCAACGCCTGCAGATGGAAATGGCTGGGGATGCCAAGGCCCGCGAGCAAGAAGTCCAACTCGCTCAAATGGACATGGCCCTCAAGCAGCAAGTTCATCAACTTGAAATGGAAGCATTGCAAAGGCAACGAGAGTTTGATATCCTTGCCCACACCTTGAAAATGAAGGAACTTGCTGCGAAGACTGAAGCCACGTTGGTAACGGCCCGGGCTAAGGTAGCCTCAGCGAATCCCCGCCCACCCAAGACACAAGGACAGACCTGATGCCGCTCTACACCTATCAATGCCCGAAGTGCCAGACAAAGCAGCCTGTCTTCAAAAAGATTGCCGAGCTGGATGAAGTCGAAGCCTGCTCACTTGACGGCACGCATATGAATCGGGTTCTTGAAGCTCCTGTCGTGCGCGGGGACTATCAAGGCTATGAGTGCCCGGTCTCGGGCGCCTGGATTGAAGGCCGACGCGCCCACGAAGAGAACCTCAAGAAGCACGGCTGCCGTGTCCTCGAACCCGGGGAAACTCGGCAAGCCGCTTCCTTCCGCGCACAACAAGACGCTGCCTTCGAGGCACAAATCGAACAAACCGCAGAGCAGCTCGTTGAGTCCCTGCCTGCCCGGAAGCGAGAGCAACTCGCTGCGGAAATGGAACAAGGACTCGACGTATCTTTCGAGCGCCAAAGCGCTTAACTGGAGTTTTCTATGCCTGGGGATTTGGAATTTGACATGGACGGCGCTTTGGGGGATATCTCCGAAGGCCTGGGTTTCGGTTCGGACGACAATGATGACGTCAATCTGGAGGTCACTCATGACGACACGACACCTGCTGATCCTGCTGGTAATACTGGCACTGGTACTTCTACCAGCCAGACTAGCGGCACTCCTGCGGCACCTGCGCAGCCTGCCGGCGCAGCTCCGGCAGATCCTACTTCCGCAGTTCCCACTGCGCTGACGCCCCCCGTCACTTGGCGGCAAGAGGCCAAGGCCGTCTGGGCAAACCTCCCGATTGAGGCGCAAAAGGAAGTCCTCAAGCGAGAACAGGACATCATGCAGGGCATCGAAGGTTACAAGGAAAATGCCGCTTTCGGCCGTTCCCTGAAAACCGTCATGGAGCCCTACATCCCGATGCTGTCCGCTGCCGGCCTCGACCCAGTCAAGCAAGTTGGCTCCCTCCTCCAAGCCCACGTGGCCCTCTCCACTGGCAGCCCTGAGCAAAAGGCCGCTTTTTTCCGCGCTATCGCTCAGGACTACAAGGTTGACCTGAATCAACTGGCAATCGAAGCCCCCTATGTCGATCCGACAGTCCAGGCCTTGCAAACGCAGCTCAATGCTGTACAGTCCAAACTATCGAGCGATGAGCAGGCAAAACTGGCCGACAAGCGAGCTGCCTACGAACGGGAAATTACCCAGTTCGCCTCAGATCCGAAAAATTCTCACTTCGAGACCGTCGCCCCTCAGATGGCGAATCTGATCAAAAGCGGAGTTGCAGCAACACTGCAAGAAGCTTACGAACAGGCCGTCTGGGCCAATCCTGTCACCCGCGCGCATGAAGTCTCCCGCCAACAAGCGGAGGCAGCTGCAGCAGCGAAGGCAGAAGCGGAGGCTCGTGCCGCAGCGGCCCGTAAGGCGACCGCTGCAAACGTCAAAGCGCGCCCACGCAGCGGCAGTACAGCCGGCCCACTTGGCAGCATTGATGACACCCTGAACGAAACACTTTCCGCGATCAAATCACGCGGATAACCTTCACGAGGTAAATCATGGCTTCTCCCAATGCAGTTTTCACCGAACTGGTGTCCACGACCTTCCGCAAGCACTCGAAGGAAATCAAGGACAACATCAGCAACAACAATGCCCTGCTGCGTCGCATCTACGACAATGGCGGTTATCGCAAGGAAGACGGCGGTCTGACCATCGTCACGCCTCTGGACTACGCAGCGAACAACACCTACCAGCGTTACTCTGGCTACGATGTGCTGAACATCGGCGCCAGCGACGTGATCAGCTCGGCTGAGTACCAATGGCGCCAGATCGCGGTCAACGTGGTCGCCAGCGGTATGGAACTCCGCGTCAACAGCGGCGGTTCCCGCATTGTCAACCTGGTCAAGGCTCGCATGAAGAATGCGATCCGCACGTTCAAGAACAACTTCTCTGTCGACGTGTACAGCGACGGCACCCTGCCCAACCAGATCAACGGCCTGCAGGCTCTGGTGTCCGATGCCGGTACAGGTACCGTTGGTGGTATCGACTCCTCGACCTGGACGTTCTGGAAGTCGCAGGTGCAGTCCGCTGCAGCCCCTCTGCAGGGCGGTGGTGCCATCACCCCATCGGCCTCGACCATCGAATCCCTGATGCTGCCCCTGTGGCTGTCTCTGGTTCGTGGTGATGACAAGCCTGACCTGATCGTGATGGACAACACCTACTTCACGTTCTTCGAGCAGTCCCAGACCTCGATCAAGCGCTACACGCCTGACGGCTCCAAGGGTGCCAAGGCCAACGGCGGTTTCGTCGAGCTGAAGTACAAGAACGCTGACGTGATCTTCGACGGCGGTTCCGGCATCCCCTCCAACCACGGCTACTTCCTCAACACGAACTACCTGGATCTGGTTGTCCACTCGGATGCCGACCTGGAGATCATGGACGAGCTGAAGCCCTACAACCAGGACGCCGCCGTGGTGCCTATCCTCTGGATGGGCAACATGGAGTGCTCGAACCGTCACCTGCAAGGCGTCATGAAGGCCTAATGCAACACGGCCGCGTTATCCACCAATAACGCGGCCTCGTTTCACTTTCTCTGGAGTCACATCATGGCTTACAAGTTCACAGATCCCAAGGCAGGCCTGCAGGACATCGCAGTCACCTCCACCGTTCAGAACCATCCGATCGGCACCCGCGCCCACGCTTACGACACAACCTACGGCGAAGGCGAGTTCATCTACCTCAAGGGCCTGGCCTCGACGGCTGTCGGCGAAGCGGTCATTTACGACACTTACGCCAACACGACCAAGCGTGCTGTGGCCAATGATCGCGGCCCTGTCGCCATCGCCATGTCGGCCAACGTGGCCAGTCAGTATGGCTGGTACCAGATCGCTGGTTCTGCCATCGTCAAGGCTGGCACAGTTGCCGCAGGCGGCGCATGCTACCTGACTGCAACTGCCGGCACCCTGGACGACGCCGTCGTTGCGACCGACAAGATCGACTGTATGCGTTTCAAGACCGCTGATGGCACCCCGTCCGCCGGTTTCGCTACAGCGCAGCTGGCCCGTCCTTGCGCCAACGGCAACGGCTAAAAAACGTTCCGCCTCCCCAGGGCGTTTCCCAGGGCTTAGGGTTGGGGGTTCCCGGCCGGTCCTGGGTTTTTTGGGGGTCTCCTACAACATATCTTCAACCCTTTAACTTCCTGGGGAAGTCATCATGAGCATTGCAGTCGCAGAAGCCCGTCCTCCGTATGTCACCTTCGAGGTGCGTGCTGAGGAAGACCGGGCGAAGACCATCGAAACTGGCGTGTACTCCGTCAAGAACGTCGATTACGCAATCATCACTCCGCAAGGTTCCAAGGACCGTATCGAACGAGTGGTGGATGAGTGGTTTCCCCACCTGGAACAACAGGTCCGCGAAGATCGCTTCAACCCTGTCTGGCTCGATGGCTTCAAGACCCGCTACCGGATCTGGAAGGAAGGGAATGAGATCCCTGAAAACGGTCACGCGATCGTGAATTGGCCAGCAGCAAGCCCTGCACAGGTGAAAACCCTGCTCGCCGGCGGTGTCCGCACAATCGAAGATCTCGCCGCTGCGAACGAAGAGGTCCTGGCGCGCCTCGGTATGGGAGCCCGCTCTCTCAAGAATCGCGCAGTTGAGTGGATGGCAGCTGCTGGCGGCTCCGGCGCTCGGGCCGAAGAGGTTGCCGCGCTCAAGCAGCAGAACGCTGACTTGCAACTGCGGGTAGATTCACTGACGGAGCAGCTGGAAAAGTTTGCCCCCTTGCTGGCCAAGCTGGACCTCCCACAGACCACCGGCGTCGACCCCAAGGTTCCTAATTCCGGCGCCTCTAAGCTGTAATCAATCATGAACCTCCTAGCCTTTGCCCAAACTTTCTGTGATCGAACTGGTCTTACGCGTCCTTCCTACGCGATTTCCAGTCCGGACACGCAAGTTCTGCAAATCATCGCCATGTTGAATGAAGTCTGTGAAGACATCACAATGCGGTGGGAGTGGCAGACATTGGCAAAGGAAGTTCTCTTTACCACATCCTCTGGCGAAGACCAAGGGGATATCTTCAGCGTCATGGGGCTCAGTCGGGCCGCTTTCAATAAAATCTCTCAGCAGACTATCTTCAATCGCACTCTGCGGTTGCCGATCTTCGGGCCGATGACAGGCTCAAAATGGCAGGCAATTAAGGCACTCCCGACGACAGGGCCTTTCTACAAATACCGCATACGCGGTGATCGCTTGTTGTTCAGTCCCCCGGCAGCTGCGGGTCATAATTGTGTCTTCGAGGCCTTTACGACTCTGTGCATTATGGCAGAAGACGGTTCCCTGCAAAGTTCGTTTCAGGCTGATACTGACGTTTTCTTGCTGGATGATAAGCTGCTCCTTGCTGGACTGCGTTGGAAGTGGAAGGCTGAAAAGGGGCTCGACTACGCAGAAGAGTTCAATCGTTACGAGGCTATGGGGGCCGATCTCGCTTCCCGTGATGCCACCAAACCGACACTTATGATGGACGGCGGGGCTACGGACTTTCAGCCTGGAATCTTCGTCCCATCTGGAAATTGGAACGTATCATGATCCGCCAACCAGCCATCAAACGTGCATCAAGAGGCCTCAAGAAGGCCTCTACTTATTCCCTGCCGCCCCCGGTGGGCGGGTGGAATGCCCGAGATCCTTTGGCCAATATGAAGGAAACCGATGCGGTTATCCTGGAAAACTGGTACCCAATGGCCTCGGATGTGGTTCTGCGAAAGGGCTGTGCTGATTGGGCCACCGGGTTTGCTTCGGAACCACTGACACTCCTGGACTGGAACGGCCCGTCCACGGAAAAGCTGTTTGCCGCTACCAGCACCGACATCTATTCAGTAACTTCCAGTGGAGCGGTTGGGGCTTCCGTAGACACCTGCACAAATGGATTCTTCATTCACACAAACATTTCCGTAGCGGGCGGCACGTATCTCGTAGCAGTTAACGGCACGGACAAGTTAAAGCTCTACGATGGCACTTCCTGGGCCTCTATCGACGGCACGACTACACCTGCCATCACCGGGCTGGCTACGACCTCCCTCTCATACGTGGCTGTCTTGAAGCGCAGGCTGTGGTTCGTGCAGAAGAATTCTACGTCTGCTTGGTACCTGCCGGCGGCTTCCATCGGTGGTGCTCTCACGGAATTCCCGCTTGGTGAAGTATTCACACTTGGCGGGCATCTGACCGCCATGGCGTCATGGACGATCGACGGCGGCGACGGTGCGGACGACTACACTGTCTTCATGTCCTCTAAAGGGCAGGTTGCCGTGTACAAAGGCACGGATCCAGCCAGCTCTTCGACCTTCGCCAAAGTCGGGTTGTACTACATAGGGGAGCCTCTTGGGCTGAACTGCTTCGCCCAGTACGGCGGTGATCTCTTGATCCTCTCCCAGAACGGCCTGTTCCCAATGTCAAAGGCCCTGCAATCGGCCACTATTGACCGCGCACAGTCCCTCACAGCGAAGATCGACACTGCCTTCACGGAATCCGCAAGCCTTTACGGCGGCAACTCCGGCTGGGGTGTCTGCGTGTTTCCACAAGGCAGTTTCGTTCTCGTCAACGTTCCCATCTCAACTGACTACTCCGAGCAGTATGTCATGAACTCCATCACCGGAGCTTGGTGTAAGTTTCAAGGAATCTACGCGAACGATTGGCTTGTATTCGACAAGCAGCTCTATTTCGCCTCCCTTACCAATGTCGCAAAAGCTTGGACAGGTACCAGTGACTTCGGCGAGGCTATTCAAGGCAATGCTCGGCAAGCTTATAACTATTTCCGTTCCAGGGGGCAGCAGAAGCACTCTTCCCTGATACGCCCCACGATCTCCACTTCTGGCAGCGTAAACTTGAGTTTGAGCCTGGACCCGGATTTCGCACTTTCTTCCTTTCTATCTGCCCCCGCTTCTGCAAGCTCTGCCGGCTACGAGTGGGATGCTACTGACGCACTCTGGGACTCCGCCGAATGGGCGTCGGACAGAGAAACTTCTCGTAATTGGGCCACAGTTCCCTGTAACCCTTTCTTCGCAGCAGCACTAGGCTTGCAGGCATCCTCCAGTGATGCTACCATTGCATGGTCATCAACAGACTTCGTCTTTCAGCTCGGAGGCGTACTGTGAGACACATCCTCACTGGTCATGACAGTGCCGTTGGGCCCTGGGTTGCCAGTCGAGTTGGGACTGTATGGTCCCCGGCGACCAGCACTACAGTTGGTCTCTTTTCCGTAGACACCGGTATCATGGCAGGTGTTATCTACGAAGGCTACAACGGCGCGAATATCGGGGCTCACATAGCCTCGGTCCCCGGAAAGTCCTGGCCAACCCGGGACTTTTTGCGTTTCATCTTTCACTACCCCTTCGAGCAGCTGAAAGTCAAGCGTATCACCGGGATGGTTGCTTCCTCCAACGAAGCCGCTGTAGAGTTCAACAAACGCCTTGGGTTTAAGCAGGAAGCTGTGCTGAAAGACGCGCACCCACAAGGTGATTTGATCGTATTCGTCATGCGCAAGGAACACTGCAAATGGCTGCAACCGCATAAAGGTGCTGAAAATGGGTGACTCTCTTACCTCTTTGGTTAAAACTTCCTCCATACCAGGGCCCGTGGCAATACCAGTGGCAGCTAAAAGTCTTGGCGGTATGTTTGGAAAGCAAGATTCCCCAGAGTCCCCCGACCTGACAAAAGCGGCTATGCAGACCACTAACGTCAGTCGCTTTAACGAAAGCGGCCCTTTTGGGTCTGTGGAATGGACTTTACGTCCGGGGGCGGACCCGAATAATCCTCAGTTAGGGGATTACATGCGGAAAACGACACTGTCACCTGAGCAACAGAAGTTGTATGACACTGAAGTGCAGGGGCAGCTGGGAGCGGGGCAGGCTGTAACGGATCAGCTTTCCGGTCTTTCCGGGGGGTCAAAGGCTGTAGCTGATGCTATCTACGGTAAGCAGATTCAGTACCTAGATCAGAACTTTGGGGATCAGGCAAAGGCCCTTGAAACGCAGCTGCAGAATCAAGGTCTGGCTCCTGGGTCCGAGGCCTATGACCGAGAACTGCGTAACCTGCGCCAAACTCAGCAAGGTGCCTACGCGACAGCCGCCAATAACGCCACCATCGGTGCAGAGTCCGCTCAGACCAATACTGTTAGCCGCATCGCTAGTCTGCTGGCCGCTGCTAATGGCACTCAACCCACATCTTTGAACACAGGCACAACGCCAGATCTAGCCAGCGCCCTCATGCAGAAATATCAAGCCGATCTCGGCGGTACCAATGCCGCTAACGCACAAACCTCTGCTAATATGGGCACAGCAGCTTCACTGGCTGCCGCTGCTATGTATGCTTTCAGCGATCGCCGCTTGAAATCAAATATTCGCCGTGTCGGTACGTCCTCTAGTGGACTGTCTGTATATGAATATACGATAGGTGGGAAATCTGAACGAGGGTACATGGCAGACGAAGTTGCCTCTGTCTATCCAGATTCCGTCCAGGCACACCCCAGCGGGTATTTGATGGTGAATTATTCTGACATTGGAGGCCGCCCATGAGTCAGCCCATGACACTTCCGTTTGATCTCACCGGATCTCAGGAGCAATTGGACCAAAAACGCCAATTGGCGGAGATGCTCATGCAGCAGGCTCGGACCCCGCAGCAAGGCCAAATGGTCAGTGGGCATTACGTCAGTCCTGGTCTATTGGGAGCTGTTTCCCCAATTATCAATGCCCTACTTGCAAAGAAAATGCAGGATGAGGTGCAGACCAGTGGGGCGGAACTTCGCAGTAAGTACAACTCTATGCTTGCTGACGGAATGGAAAAGTATTTTGCTACGCGAGAAGGTGCCTCAGCTGTGCCTATGGTAGGCCCTTTACCAGCTGACCCAACTAACCCTGAAATGGGGCAGATTTCTGGGAATCTGACGGAAGCGGTTGCACCGGACCCGCGGCGTGCTGCTATCCAAGCTCTGACATCCGGCATCGCCCCACTGCAGGAACTCGGAAAGATGGACCTGCAGAATCAGGGCAAGTCTTCCCTGACTCCGATTGAGCTGTTGAAACTCGCTGGTGAGGGGAAGTTCACTCCGGACTCTACAAAAGAGGCCGCGCTTACACTCGACCCCAGCCGACTGAAGGGTTCGGCGAAACAACAAGATAGCTGGACTGATCCTTATGTTATCACAGGAGCCGATGGCCGCCCGATGCTGGTGCGCAAAAACACCCGCACCAATGAAACCATCCCCATGGGATCTGGCCAGACCATCAACATCGACACGCAAGGGAACAAGGCCGCTATCGAGAACTCGGTGAAGTTGCTGGGCCCACTGCGGGAGCAAATGCAGTCCAGTCGCGGCATGATTGAGACTGGGAATCGAATTATGCAGCTTTCCAAAGATCCTCAAGTGATCCAAGGATTTGGCGCGGGAGCTGGAACCGGCGTGGCCTCTCTCGCGACGAAATTGGGCTTTGCTGGCCCGGATGCCGCCGCGAAGACGCAGGCCCTGATGAAGGATATGGCGACAAATGCCCTGGAAGCCGGGCAGAAGATGAAAGGTTCGTTCTCGGACGCGGATATCCTGTTCTTGAAGGAAGCTTCGGCGGGGAACATCAACCTGACACCGGAAGTTATCCAACACGCAGCGGGGCTGGCGATGATGGCCGGGCACAATACGCTTGTAGACTCCCGGAAGCAGTTCGACGAGGTCAAGAAGACTCCCGGGGCTTCCGCGATCGCCAACCAATACCCAGCCCCGCGGTGGGGTAGTTACTCCCTGCCGAAGGATCTGTTCACCAGTGATGAAGGAAGCTACGTGACTTTCAACAGCCCCTTGCTGAAGCCCCGGACACCCGCCGGAGTCCCCGCCCCCACGGGAAAAACTGCCCCTGGCGTCATGAGCGTGCAGGAATGGCTTAGCCGTTAAGGAATCCCCATGCCAGTCGTACAGATGCCAGACGGCTCAAAGATTGACCTTCCAGATAACCCTTCGCCAGAGCTGAGACAAGCTGTCCAAGCGAAGGTTGAATTGATGGGTCTGCAATCGCAACGAAAGCAGGTCTTTGAATCGGCTACGAAAGCTCGTGGGCCGGGTCGATGGCTGTTCGATGCCACGAGCCCGGAACTGGATGCCCTTGATGCGGAGATCAGCAAGCGGCAGGACGTTATCGCGAAAGCGAAAGCTGAGACCGGTGGGTTTGTTGACAAGGCGAAGTACTACGCAGGCCAAGGTGCCTCGGCTATCGCTCGAGGGCTGCTGCAGCTGCCGGCGATGGCGGCTTCGGCTGGCATGGCTACGGACCCTCAGCGGTACTCTGCCCATTCCTCTGGGGAGCCCCTGGCGGATGTCGGCAAGCTTGGTATGCAGCCACAGACAACCGGCGAAAAGTATGCTGCGCGCGGTATCGAAGGCGCCGCAGGGGCCCTGACGAGCCCTGCGTCTGCTGGCGCAGGTCTTCTGCGCAATATGACCACCAGTGCTATCAGCTCCATGAGCAGTGAAGCCGCTGCTGACATCTTCGGGGATAACCCGATTACGCGTATCTTCGGCGGCTTGCTCGGCGGTGGCCTGACCTCTGCTGCTATGGCCCCGAAGACTACCCGAGCTGATCTTGTCCGCGAGGCTACACAAGGCAGTACGGAGGCACAGCTGCGCGATGCTCAGGCATTGATGCGCGAATCTAAAGCCGCTGGGGTGCCGCTCAACCTTTCCCAGGCAATGCCGAAGGGCAGCAATATTGACGAGATGGTCAGGGCACTGGCGCAAAACCGAGCCGGGAAGATGACTGCAGAAACCCTGCACAATCAACCCGGCGTTACCAGCACTGGCGCGGGCTTGGAGATCTCACAGCTCCCCGGCAAGGTGCTGACCCCGCAGGAAGCCGCCAACAACGTCCAAGGCGCTACGACGAAAGTCATCCAGGATGTCAAACAAGCCCGAACAAACCTGACAAGCCCCCTGTACAATGCTGGCGGTGACCTTGGTGTGTCCGCACCGAAGGAATTCGGAAACACGATCGACCGCTTCGTGAATTCGGCTGGGGTGAGTCCGAAGGTCGCACAGCAGGCTCTGGCTTTGAAAGAGGAGCTGCTCAAGAGCTCAGCTAATGGCGCCCCACGCACGCAGGCAACGGATATCAAGGCGGCTATTGACAGCTTCCGCGGTGGTATTAAGAATACCCTGAATCCCCTGGACCCGAAGGAGCAGGGGCAGATGAAGTTCTTGGTCGATCGGTTGTACCAGCAGCTTGGGACGAAGTCGATTCCAGTCGCAGCTGCCAATACCATCTACAGCCAAGTTTCCCAGAACGTCGTGGACCCGCTGAAGAAGAGCGTGGTCGGGCGGCTGGCGGGAACGGCTGGTGCACAGGCTGATAAGGAAGCAGTCGTCAGCCGCTTGAACAGCGTGTTTGATAACGGAACCCTGCCAGGGGCAAAGTCGAGTGACATCCTGACCCTGGAAAAGTCCCTGCGCAATTCCGGGCAGGCGGAAGTGTTTCAGGACGCTGCCAAGACGTGGCTGGCGAATAAACTTGCCACGGCTACCAAGCAGCAAGGCGGCCGCCTGTCCGAGCACACAGCTGGGAATCTGGAAGCAGCTTTCGTCAAGGATCCCAAGGCTCAGCAGGGCTTGCGGGATACGCTGGTAGCGCTGGCACGGAGTCAAGGACTGCCCGACGCCTCATTTCTGAATGGCGTGCAGAACATGATGAAGTATGTGTCGGCAGCTGCGCGTCGTCCTGGTCCTGTCGCTGGCACCAGTCCGCAGCAACTTGAAGAAGCCAGCCGGAGCCGTATCTTCGGCGGCATCGGAAATTTCAGCATGATGCAGCCTGTCCGCCAGCCATTCAAAGCCATTGATGATGCTTTGAACCACGACGCTTATTCCTTCATGGACAAGCTGCTCAACACCCCCGAAGGTGTGGATGTGCTCATCAAGATGGGCAAGGAGCCCACGGTGTCGAAGACAACGGCGCAGTCTCTGGCAACAGTTGTCGGTACGGCAACCGGGGCTGAGGCAGGTAAAAAGTAACCCGGACGTATTAACCCGGGATAACGCGAACGAGGTATATCATGCCCTTTAATGGTTCTGGGACTTACTCTCCCCCCTCCCCACCTACGTTTCCAGCTGTAGCCGGGACAAAGATTCGGGCGAGTTACTTCAACTCCGTCATCAATGATCTGGCAACGGCCTTGAGCAACTGTGTCGCCAGAGACGGGCAGAGTACGATTACCGATGCTATGACTTTTCTGGACATTGACGCCCAGGATGTCACAGCTACATCTTTTTCTGTCGACTCCTTTTTCACATCTTTGCTGGTTAGCGGCAATCCTGTGCAGAAATTCGACGACAAGGATTACCTCAGCTATGACCGCACAAACAACCTGCTGAAAATCCGCATTAATGATGTGGAGGAGTTCGCTGTCAGCACTGCTGATGGGCCTTATCGTACTGATGACGCCTCTACCCCCAACGGACTGGTGCGTAAGTCCCAGATGGACACCGCTGTCCCCGCTTTGGAGACTACCGCAAGTGATGGGACCTATGTAAGTACTTCCGCCACAAAAGCGGCCACACCTCAGTGGATTCGCGGGCTGCTTGGCCTCGGGTTTGCTTCTAGCTTCGGGGCGAATGGTTACGTGAAGTTCCCTTCCTGGCTCGGTGGTTTTATGGTGGCTTGGGGGGCGGCCTCCTCTTACTCCTCTCCTACATTCGCCCTGGCCTTTCCTACTGCCTGCTACGGGGTGATGGCCACCTCTACGGCCGGAAGTGGTATCTACTCTACCTGCCGTGTCGGGTCGGTCTCTACCTCAGGCTTCCAACACGACTCCAGTAACGCCAGTAACTCAAGCATCTATTACCTAGCCTATGGGAAGTAATAAAAATGGACTACTTTTACCAACCTTCTACAGGGGCTTTTTTTCACGCCTCTGTGCATAGCGAGATCCCGGAAGATACTGTGGGCGTTCCGGACGAACTTTATAAGGCCTTGCAAAATCGCAGTTTGGCCCAAGAAATTGTCGCTGGTGACGGTGGGATGCCTATGCTGGTTACCAGTACCGATTCTCCTGTGCGGCGCTGGAAACTGGCTAAATCCTCAGCCTTGGACGCGCTTATCATAACAGACAAAGTAGCTTTTCGCTGCTTTAAGGCAGGCGTCACTTTTCCGGCAGACTGGCAAGATTATGTAGCAATTTTACGCGCCATAATCCGTTCCGATGAAGTTGGCGAGCCGCCGGAAACCCCCTCGCAACCGGCTTACCCCATTGGTACTTAATCAGTCTGGATAAGGAGTTCTTATGTCACTGCAGGATACAACAGAAAACCGAAAATCGGTCCGCATTACGCTAAGCCAGGAAGAGCTTGTGGAAGCGATTAAGGAGGGGTTTATCCAAGCCCTGAACTCCCCGCAGGTGGCGGAGGCTGTCGAAGGAGCGGTTACAGCCTGGTTCGACAAGCAGTCTGGGAAGGCTATACGGAGGATGCTGAATAGCATCGCTATCGGAGCCTTGCTGCTATTCGCAACAAATTTCAGCTCACTCAAGCAGTGGCTGGCGAGTTTCGCGGAGTAGGGAAGGGGCAAGTAAATCGGCCGGGGTGCTATCCCCGGCCTTTTTGCTTCTAGGTCACTATCGCGCCATTTTGCGCGCTCGGGAGCGGTTTGCCTTTGACCAGAAAATGGTCACCGCCTCCCTGTTGCATGATGATGTAACCGGCTCGAACGCACCCGGCTAGCGCGTCCTCGAACTCCCGCATGGAAGGGAAACAGGTGTGGACGTAGCGGTAGGCTTCCGAGAAGGGAACGCGCTCGCGTGAGTGGACGTAATTGACCAAGCGTTCGATGTGCAGGGAAACGTCACTACGGCCAATCTTCGAAAAGACGAACTGCATGTCAGGTTCGAGGTCAGTTAGCATCGTGTAGGCGATTTCAAGGTGCTCCTTTTGAATGGTCATGTTGTCGGATTCGGAAGCCGCTAGTACCATAGCGAGCTTGTGCATATGGGTCTGCTTCCGGGCGATATAGCCACCAAAACGGTCAGGATCGAGATTGGCGGCACGCTGGCTGTAATGTTCCTGATACCACATTTTGCCCCAGTCCTTGGCCTCTTTTGTCAGCACGTAGGGGCCAGCGAGAGCTCGGCTTATATGGGTCAGGTCTTCGACCAGTTTCCGTTCGGTCTCCAGCATATCAGCTGGCACATCATCGTCTGGGTAGGCGACATGTTTGGCCTTTTGATCGGCGTAGACGAATACAGTTCGGGAAGTGAAGCCACCGCCGATCATGTATTCAGGGAAATTCCCGGCGATCCAAGCTGGCGTGGTGCAGGCGATCAGGTTGATCCAGGGGTTTTGGACGGAATCGGAACCGGAGTGCTTTGTCTTCTTGTCGAAACTGCCCTGCTTCCCGTCCCAGAGAGATACCAAGAGATCGACCATTTCCTTATCTTGCGGGTTGAGGAGATTGCCGAACTCAGAGGCTTCCAGGGTCATCGCAGACATCGGCCAATACGCACCATCGTATTCGAAGGACTCCAGGGAATCCGCGAACGCCGAGACGAGAGCGGGCCAAGTCACAACATCCGGACCGAACTTGATATCGGGGACTTGCCGGAGCAGGTTGATCGCCACACCGGCGGTTGTTGACTTGCTGACGATTCCAGGCGGCGCAACGAAGCAAATGTACATGTTGCAATACCACTTGAAATATGCCATATCTATCCAAACCTTTCTGCGTAGCGCGCCCGCAATTGCTGATACCCCCGCCCAGAAATACATCCGTTGAGGGGCTTCCCCGAAGGAGGCGTAGGACATGAAAGCCTTGAGCCAGTCGTCGTAGTGGCGGGTCATTAGTCGCAATCTCCCCAGCTGCGGGTTGAGGTCTTAATGCCGATCGGGATGATCAGCGGATCGGAATAAGGCAAAGCGATTTCAGCCGCTTGCACGATCCGGGCCGCCGTCTGCTCACCGCCATTGGTCGGGAACTGACCCGCCAGGGAATCGTGGACCTGCAAGAGGATTTCCACTTCCGGCATTGTCCTGTCGATTTCAACATAGGCTCGGTTGATGAGGCAGGCAACGGTCGATTGCGGGATCCACGCCGCTGCTTGGTTGAAGATCGTCCCTTCGATGCGGTCGAAGAAGTAGCAGCGATAGCCGAAGACGTTTTCCACCATGCGGCGCTTAGTGACCTGATCCTTGAGATCGTCCTGCCAGCGCTTGATTCGAGGAAACTTGCTGAAATACCACTTTTGCGTCTTTTCGGCTTCAGATACAGACAGGCCAAGCCGCTCGGCAAGCCCCTTAGCTGTACCAAGGTAATTGGTTCCGTGGCAGAATGCCTTGAACAATTGCCGGCGTGGGTCCTTTTTCGAGAGACTTGGGTCATGATAGAATTCCTTCGCAACTTCGGTGTACGGGTCCAGCCCCTCCCGGAGCATGGCCTTCATTTCCGGTTCATCAGCCTCCCAAACAACGATTCGTAGGTCAGCTGAACTAAGGTCAATGTCGAAAAAGGTACATCCGGAATCGGGGATAAAGAGACTACGAACGTTAGGAAGTTCGAGTTCGTCGTTTCCCCCACCCTTAGGTATATTCTGCAGATTGAGCCCAGTTCCGAACGCATTGGTTGAAGAGCTGAAACGGTATGTTTCCGTCCCAGCGATGTTGAAACTGCAGCGCATTCTTCCATCAATATCGAGAGGAGCGTTGATGAATGTGCTGAGGAACACGCCAAGAGACCGGAGTTCCTGGATCTTCCTGACAACAGGTTTGAGCAAAGGCTCACGATCAGCAATCTTACCAAGGGCCTCATCGTCGCAGGTGATAGTTCCTGTTTTACGGGAAGTGATCGGTCGTTGGGCAAACTGCTCATAGAACAACTCCTTCATTTGCTTGGGGGACTTGATGTTGACAGGGAAGCCTAGGGCGTCATTGAGCCATGTTTCCCGCTGGGCGATTTCGTTGAACAGGGTCATGGCGAATTCCGCGCGCTTGGCGTGGTCGACACGGATGCCTCTGTTCATGGTGCGAAGCACCGGCCAGAAGAGCTTCTGCTGGAAGTCGTGAACCTCGCGCAGCCCCATCAAGTCTACGTTGCGCTGTTCGACTGTATCGACCTCGTAGGTGATGACAGCGTCTTTACAGTTGTACACCCAGAGCTGGTCTTCTCCGGTTTTTTCATCCCATTCCTTTCCTTCGTCTTTCCAGAACTCGTGGTGATCGCAGTACATGGAAGAGAGGAAGTCAAGGCCCTTTTGCATGTTTGAGAAGCAGGTGTGCTGGGCAAGCATTGTGTCCCGAACCAAGCGTGGGATGTAGTGCAAATGACGGTAGAAATACTGAGCATCATAAAGGAAATTCTGGCCGACGACTTCGGCATTGGGGTGGGTTAGGAGACGTTGGGTGAGCTGGTAGATGGCGAGTTCTTCGTCCTCGGACCAGTAACCGTCCTGCCGCTCGACGCACATCAGTGGGATGCAAATGGCGTTGAGGTGGGTCCAAGCGATGCCAATGCAGGCAATGTGGCCTGCCCGGGTTTCGATGTCGACAGAGAGTTTGGTCTTGGAGGTTTCGACCTGGGTGATGAGCTGGGTCAGGTAGTACTGTGCCTGCTCGAAACTCGGCCGCGTTATGAATTGATAATCCGGCCGGAGAATGCCAGGGAAACTGGCTTGTGTCTTCGCCCTGCGCAGGTCATGCACAACGATCTGCCGCCAGGACCATTGCCGCATGACGGCAGATGGATGGTAGGCGGGGACGACCTTGGGTTTGTAGTCCAGGGAAAGCTTGAGGTCGCATTCGAGAACGGAACCTCGCCAGGACATGATGCCCCAATTTCCTGTCAAGGCCCAGGTGGCAAGATTGCCGAAGGCGATGATGACGTTTGGCCTGACCATTTCGATCTCTCGCGTGAGAGCTTCGAGGCCGTCCCAAACTGGGGGCATGACGTACTTGTCCCGGATAAGGCCATGCTGCGGGGTGATATCGGACTTCCGCATGGCTACGAAAGCGCCGATGTCATTACCCGGCGGGCGGACGCGGCAGACGTTTGTCAGGAAGCACTCGTTGCGATTGATCCCAGCTTCCGCGAGCATCTTGGAGAGTTCCTGGCCGGCGTAGCCGACGAAGGGGATACCTTCGTGGACTTCACGTTCACCGGGGGCTTCGCCGACGATCATTATTTTGGCCGGGGCAGGGCCGGTTGGTCGTACTTGCATTGTTTGGATCTTTCGTCTTCCGCCCACTGGGCGTAGAAAGTAGCTGCCATCAGGCGGGAGGTTTGCAGTGCAACCCATCGCCGCCATCGGAAGTAAAGATAAACGTGCTCGTTGTGCATTATAGCAGAGCAGGGAGTTCCAGAGCTTTCAGACCTTGGATTCGGCGCAGCCCCATCCCATAATAGTCTGGGTTGATCTCACAGCCGACCGCGTAACATTGATGAGAGTGGGCGGCTTCGAAAATGGTCCCGGAACCAGCAAATCCGTCGAACACGCGGTCGCCGGGTTTAATACTGCGCTGCAGGAGATTGTGGAAAACGGCAACCGGTTTCTGGGCTCCATGGGACATGTTATCGTCTGCAGTAGCTGATAAGACATCGGGATAGATGTGAGTGACAGGCTTCTTTCCCTTGATCGCGTAGAGGATGATCTCGTACTGACGACGGGGTCCTTGATCAGGGAGCGGTACTCGACCGGAGTTGATCTTGTGGCAGATGATAGGTGTGCGGAATACATACCAGCCGGCCTTCTGCATCATTGCTTTGAGTTCGTGGAAGTTGTCGAAGTCGCAGAAGACATAGGCATGGGCTTGAGGCTTGCAGACTTGATAGGACAGGGCGGTCCACTCGGTCATGAGCTTGCGCCAGGATTCCATGGAGTCGTCGTAGTGATGCTCGATGCCGGAGAGCTTGCCAGCGCCGTCGCCGAAACTGTCGGCGTCCATGCCATAAGGTGGGTCGGTGAGGATGACATCGAAGAGTTCGTCAGGGGACTGACGCTTGGTCACGTCCCACATGTACTCGATGCAGCTCTGATTGAGCAGGGTGTGGCAATCGGCGTTGAAGGTAGCCCCGACTGTCTTCGCGAGTTCGATATTCGCAGCGCGTTGCTCTTCCTTCTTGAGGATCTTGAAGGCTTCGTCAACGGACTTGGCCTTGGCGATGGCAGGGTTGGAGAGGTGCTGGGCGACGATGACTTCCTTGCGGACGGTGTCCTGGTAGGCGCCGTCGGATCGGCCGAAGAGTTCGGTGGCAGTGTCAGCGATGGTGTGGGGTTTGGACTTGGCGACGGCGGCTTGCCGTTCTTCCGGCGGGAGGTCAGCAATTTCCTTGGCCAGGGCGGCACCCTTTTGCCGCGCACGGAGTTTGTGCAGGCGTGAATGGGCATCGGCATTTTCCTGCCACGTCAGATCACGACGCTTGAGGTTTTCGTCGAGTTCGGCTTCTTCCGCAGCCAGCTCATCGAGTTCGCCGATGTCACTGTAAGGCACCATGCCGTCGCGGAAGATCTTGAGATCGTGCAGGAACTCCCCGTCGAGGTCGAAGATATCCGTGATGGCCTTGAGGCGGGATTCGCCAGCGACAAGAACCATACGCATGGTGCCGTCGATGATTTCCTGGCGGAGGACGGGAGGGTGCAAGAGGCCGTTTTTCTCGATAGACTCGCGGAGTTCGCAGATATGCACTGGGTCAAACTCTTGCCGCTGGCGGTTTGGCTTGATGACGATATTGGATAGCTTGATGGTCTGCATGGTTAAGTTCCTGAAGTGCAAAGGCCCGGGGGGTTAGGCCGGGTGGGGGTGGTGACGGGGAGGGGAGAGGCCCGGGAACCGCGTGGAATGGCCGCGCATTGCGCGCGGATAGCGGGGGAGGGGTGACTATACCCGGGGGCGGGAAAATCGCCTATGCGCCGATCTATGCCCGAACGGGTTTTAGTTATTACTGGAATCATACGGGCAATAGCCTCGATTTGTTTACTGGGCGATGCCCGGAACGCTTGCGGCAGCAGGCGGGGACCTGCTATCGGAAACGCCGACAGGTAACGCACTGTCGGACTGCGGGCCATATGGGCTACCAAGCCCACTTCTCGGAATTGAACCGCACTTCTCCCCAAACCTCGGCCAGCGAGCGGGAATCGAACCCGCCTGTCTTTGCGAAGCTTACAGCTTCGTCACACCCTTCACATCAACGTAGATGCTGTCACCGTCAACGCGCTGCTTGACCAGCACCTTGGCCATTTGGCCCACCAGTTGGCTCGGCGTCCAGGGACGACCGCCGATGTTCTGGCCGACGGCTTCGCGCAGACGACCCAGGCCGATGTTCTTGCCCTTGCCCATGTCGAAGCCACCGTTGGACAGCATGTCCAGCATCAGGCCCTGACGGACAGTGACCTTGTCGCGGCCGGTTTTCTGGCGTGCGGCTTCGGACTGGAGTTCCCAGGTGATGTCGAGAGCGAGGCCCGCCTTCGAGGGATCGGACTTGGACTGCCAGGGGCGGAAGTCGATCTTCTCGATTTGAGCCTGATACTCGCCATCATCAGGGTTGATGATGACAGTGTCGTTGGCTTCGGTGAACTGCATGTCGAGGAACTGGTTCGGATCGAATTGAGACATGATGATCTGCTTTCTGGAAAGTCAACTGAGAGTGGAAGGGGGTGAAGGCCAGTTGACAACCGACGCCCCCGGGGAGAATGAGTTTGGAGCTTGAATGGGAAGGTGTCAAGCCCGGGAGGTTAAGAAGCCTCTTTGCGGGCAGTCCACTTGCGGACGATCGCACGGAAGTCCGGTTCGAGGTTACCTGTGATCGGGAGGTTGCGGGTCTTGAGGTCGGCCTGGGCGTTGGCGGTATCCCAGTGCCACTTGTTACCCTCACGGCATGTCAAGATGACATCGGAGAACATGGCAGGAAGCTTCGGGGCCAGGGCCTTGCCCAGGGCGGAAGCCATGAGCTTGATGCCGCCGAGGACGGGGTCGACTTCGCGTTCCAAGTGGGACAAGAGGACGAAGTGGCACTTGCAGCCGTCGCAGAGCTTGCGGAGGAGGGTTTCGACTTGCTGCTGCGCGATGCCCCAGTCGGACTGGCTGCGGACAGGCTTGCCCCCGACAACGAGGGAGAGGGCTGCAGCGCAGATACCAGTCAGCCCGTCGATGACGAGGACGCAATCGGTGTCCCAGTTGGTCACGTCACCATAGGACTCGCCGTTGCGATCGCTGCGGAAATTGTTGAGGGCTTCGAAGAGGCTGATGAACTGGTTGTAGCGGGAGCGGTTGGAATCGTTCATCTTGGCCAGGGATTCCAGGTTCATCGTGTTGATCTTGCGGGCATTGTCGATCATGTCGCTGAACGAAGTGTCCGGGGACTTGAGGACGTGCCACTGGAGGTTTTCCGGAATCGGCATCTTCTTGTCGGCGTAGTAACCCATCAAGGATTCCATACCGGATTCCATGGCGAGGTAGAAGACCTTGAGGCCGGAATCGACAAGGGTGCCGAGGGAGTGGGTCTTGCCGGTGCCGGAAGGGCCCATCAACAGGACGTTGAAGCCCGAGAGGGTAGGCTTGGTGACTTCCCAGGCGGCGGCGACGGCAGTTGGCTGGCTAGGGACGAGGGGGGATGGAGTGCTCATAAGTGTCACTGTATCGCCGGGCGGCGTGTTGAGGAGGTTGGATGATGGGGCACTAGGCCCCAGGGGTCAAGCGAAAATCAACAGGTCTTGTTGTGCTTGTACGGGCGGCTGAGGTTGAAGTCCATCTTGGCCACGATGGCTTGGGCCAGGCGGAGGCCGTGGGCACCGGCGTAGTCGAAGCCGCGGATGAACAGGTCCGCGAGCTCTTCCTCTTCCGCGGTGAAAGCGGGGATGTGCTCGGACGGGCCATTGTGCTTGCGGACGGCTTCCAGCATTTCCGAGAGTTCGGAGTGCATCAGAGCGATCTTCTCGCCCTTGTTGGAAGAGTCCCAGAAACCCTGATGCGCGTTCCATTGGTAGGTCATGGACTGCATGGTGCCGAACATGCCGTGCAAGGTGGGCTGGATGGTGAAGAGGGAGTTGCGGATCTCGTCGGCCATCTGGGCGTGGACCTTCTCGTGCGCTTCTTCACGGGCGAGTTCGTCGCGCAGGCGACGGCGACGTTCGACGGCGGTTTCTGGGTTGGCCGTTTGGCCGAGGCCGCAGGCGTCTCTCAGTGCTTGCTTTTCATTCATGGTGATTGTTCCTTGGAAAACTTAAGCCGGATTTCGATTTCATACAGGAGAACTTCCGGCGGGAGTTCGTTGTATGTCTTGCGCCAGGGCGCGATGAATGATCCCCCGACGCTGTCAGCCCAAGGGTGCTTGCGGCACCCCCGGCGGACTGGGAGCCAGGGCTTGCCTTCCTCGGACACCCGCCCCCAGGCATCGCCGCAGGTGGGGCAGATGAAGACGAGGGAATTTTCCGCCCGGGTCAAATCGTCCCAGAGGACTGGGAGAGGGGAGCTGGCGAATAGGCGGGAGCCGAGGAAGTAGTGGGCGGGCATCAGCTGCTCACGTGATTCCAGCTATCTTCCCACTCCTGCACGGTCAGCTGCTTCCGGGCAAGTGGATCCCACACGCGCTGTTCGAAGCGGATCGGCAGCCAGTCTTCCGGGCTCGGGGATTTGCAGATGTCAACGAGGCTGCAGCCGCCGTACTCGGCACAGGCGCCGTCCAGGGCGTAGTCCCAATAGCCTTCCTTCCACATGGCGATGGCCCGGGTGATATCGCGCTCGGACTGGAACTTCCAGCGGTCGATTTCGTGCTGCGCGCGGTTGGTGATGGCTTCCTGGGTATCGTACTTGGTCTTGAGGATGGACACACCGCGGATAATGGTGCCAGAGACAGGGATGCCGGATTCCTTGGCCGCCCAGCAATAGCCGGTGAATTGACCACGCATTTCCCACTGGCGGGACCAGGATGCGCCGAGGCTGGAAGTGGTCTTCTCGTCAACGATGTAGATGCCGCCTGCGAACTCGGCGATCATGTCAGCCCGGCCAGTGTAGAGGATCGGGTCGCCGGTGACTGGGTGGTTGACGCCCAGCGGGAGGGCGAAGGAGAACTCAATGCCACGACGGCCGTCGACGAAGGTGACAGGGATCTTGCTGTCAGTGTCGAGGGGGTACTGGTCGAAGTAGAACTCCAGGGCGCCGGCGGTGCGTTCGAGGGACTTGGCGGAGTCGGCTGGGCACTCAAAGTCACCATAGGCAATCATGAGGGCGCGCAAGCCTTCGGCCTCTGCGACTTCCTTGTCGCCCTTGGCGCCGGGTGTCCAGGCGAGGTCGCCTTCGAGTTGCTTGCTGTACTCGCCACCGTCTTCGTGATGGAAGCGGCCGTAGGCAGGGTAGAGGCCTTCGAAATAGACCTTGCGGGCGACTTCAATACCCTTGGCGAAGGCGCCACCAGCGACTAGGTGGACGGATTCGGTCTTCGGCTTCCAATGCTGCACGTAAGTGCGGAACATCTTCTGCGGGCAGGAGCGGAAGGCTGCCAGCATGGTGCTGTCGAAAGTGTGGGGGAACATGGGACGGGTCATGAGGGCTTCCTTCTGGTTGCGATTGCGTGGACGCTGCTAGGGACCTGCTGCCCCAAGGCAACGAACAGGTTTTCCAGTTCACGAGCCAGGATCTGCACGCGGTCGGTGGTGGTGTTATCGCGACGGGGGCTGAGGTGGATATCGTTGACCTTCAAGGCTCCGATAAGGTTACCGACAGTGCATTCAATGCCGAGGTCCTGGGAGGCCTGGGCTGCGATATGCTCACGTGTGCGTCCGGTGAAGGAGTCCTTGTTCTGCCCACACCACAGGTTGAGGCGGAAGACATCCTTGGCGGAGAGCATGTTACGGGGGCGCTTTGCTTGGGTCATTTTGCACCGCCGTTCTTCGCAATGGCCAGGAAGGCCCCCGCCAGACGGGTGACAACGTTGCGCTTGCCCTTACCGTAGTCCATGTCGTATTCACGGGCGGGGGCGCCTTCGACACCGTCGAGAACTGCGTGGGCTTGCTCCAGCTCGCCTTCTGCGCGTGTTTTTTCGGAGGTAAAGTAAGTGCAACTGCTCTTGGAAGATGCCAGTTCCTTTTCCACGGCAGCCAGTTTTTCGCGGGTTTCGGCAAGCTTCGTTGCGTCGTCTCGGAGGGCGGCCAGCTGACTGCGCAGCAGTTCGAGGCTGCCTGCATACTGCGCGAGCAGCTGCTTGTCTTGCGCAGCTTCCGCCTGCAATTTAGCGATGGTTTCTTGGGCTGCGGACAGCTGCTCGGAAAGTGTCAAACGTGCCATGATAAATTTCCTGTTATGCGCTACAGGAGCGTAGCTGAAAAGGCACCTGGGTAGATGCACATTGAATCTCACTGAATCCTCTGCGGACGCCGACACCGGGCGACTAACTCCGGCCGTACTCTGCGCTAGTCAGGCGCGACTTGTAAGATTCAATGTGCACCCTTGTGAATGCCCTTGGTAGCTAGGCTCGAATTAACTGGCTCGATGCACGGGGGACAGCTGGCCGCGTGAGATCTGTGCAGCACGGCGCGCGATCTCCCCAGAACCCTGATGCGGCTTGTACTTGCTGCGACCGTAGTTAGTATGGCTCGGCACTCGGCTTCCCTTCCCCTTGCCGCGGGAATGGTACCCGCCTTGCGAAGCCAGAGCTTGGCCGAAAGTGATATCCATGTTGGAAGCCATGGCTTGAGCCATAGCCATGAGCATGTGAAAGCGAGAAAATGCAGCTGGTTTTTTCATGATGATTCCTTGAGAGTGGTTAAGGGAAAGTGAGTGTTACTCCAGCCCCTCCAGTTCATTCAGCAGATCATTGCCATCGGGCTTTTTCGCTGCTGCGCTCCTGGCACGGGTTGTCTTGCTGCCTGCGGT